CCCGCATATACGGCGGCGGGTATTTTGGGATTACATACGTCTGTGCCGGAGCCTCTGGGTGCGTAGCTGGCACAGCTTGGACAATGTTATCTTCTTCAGATGCTTCCTCAACTTCGCGGCCTAACGTGATCGGTGACCGTATAAGTTTGAGGTGTGGGCATCCAGCACAACCGCCCGGATTGAGCTTCTCAAAAGTCTCACAGGTATACGGCCCCTTGGTCTGGTTCGCCTTGGTTTCCGTGTAGTCTGCGTCATAGTCAGGGTGCTTCTTAGAAATAAAATGAATAGCCTTGTCACGATCCACGCAGTAGTTTGCAATGGATAATCCGGCCCTCCAAAGCGGCTCTTCGACGCTTGCCTGATTCTCTACAATGTTTGCCAGCTGTTTACATCCAATGCCTTTAGCGGTCTTGTTCAGTATCGTTTTAAACTTACTCACGAAACTGCCAAGTAACGACTTCGTAGCCTCATCCATCTCCATAGGGATAAACGGCTTCAACTTAAAGATCGTCGTGCCTACAGCATCCCTAAACGATTCGAAGGATACTTCCGTTAACTCTGCACTAATTACTTCAACGGGTAACGGCGGCTCATCTTTGAAGTTCGACGTTCCGGGAACCCGAAGAATACGTGCTACGTCCGACGTAACAGCAGGGTCTGCTGCAAACTCATGTGTGACGCACAAGTCCTTCAATGCCTGCGCAACCGGCAACCACTCCGCCGCTTCCACCGCTTTGTCCAGAGGCCAATAGGCATGAATACCTCTACCTGAATTAACAAGTAAAGGACGTGGTAGCCCAGCATCCTTGCAGAACTTCTTTAGTGCCGTTATACCTTCGACTTGCGTCAAGTAGGTCTTACCGGCTCCGCAATCAATGTCTAGCCAGAATGATTTGAGCAGTTTTGCATTAGCCACCTTACGTGATTTGCCATCAGTGTAAGTAGCCAACGCAAAGTATGCGTCAAACTTATTCTCGTGGAGTTGTTGTGCTACAGCATGTGCGCTCTCAATGTCGGGGAAGAACTTCTGGATACGTTTTTCTGAATCTTTTTTTAACCCTACTACGCAATAGAATCCTTCCGGGCCTAAAACTGCGCGTAGAAACTGTATGGTTTCCATGTCTCACCCGTAACCGAGAATCGAGAAAATAAAGCCCCCAATGTTTCGGGGGCTTATCCGTAAGTGTTAAAGCAGGACTTAGTCGTCCCACTCCTGCACTATGTCGGCTAATTTCGATTCGGCTACCGGTATCTTCTTAGAGGGAACTTTCTTCGGTTCCTCAATGACGGCCTCTTCTTCAGCGCCTTCGTCAACAGCTTCCCCTACGGGTGCCGGTTTCGCAACCGGTTTAGGGGCAGGCTTCGGAGCAGCTTTTGGTGCCGGTTTTGGCGCTTCGCCATCTTCGTCTTGTTCTTTGGGCTTGACATCAAGCTTGATGGCGTTGAGTGCTTCCGGCATATCGCGCAGTTCGTTCACGCTATCGAACTCGTCTTGAGTCAATGAACGCAACGGTTTGAAGGTGACCTTGTCGTAGGTAACCGACGTGTCGAACCGCACCTCTGTAACAATCTGCGTGATCCCACCGCCTTGCGACTTAACGTATTGTGCATACTTCTGCAACGGCATCTTGCCACGCTCACCATCACCAAACACGGAACGTGCAGGCACGAGGAACTGATAGACCTCACGACGCTCAACTTCACCATCAATCACAACTGCAATACGGCGATGAAAGCGACATGCTTTTGTCTCGCCTGTTCCACTACCCTTGATGTTTTGCGGACAGTTAACACAGTTGGGTGACTGCTTCTCCGACGAGTCAGCAGCGGGTGTCTTACCACCATCAGTTGACCAGCATACAGGGGCCGACGTTTGACCCTCGACGTAGGAGCCTTTGTAAAATACGCGATAGTTTTCCGGAGCTACACGAACGATAACGACATTGATCGAACGCTCTTCACTAACGCGATACTCTTTACCGCCAATCATTTCACGAAACACGCCACCACTAGCAACCAGACGGCGCATACCGCCGCTACCGGCAAGGCTATCAGTGTCGGTATCGGAACCGCCGTTTGTCAGAGTTGGAAGATTTTTAAATATAGACAATTCAGTAGACATAGTTTTCTCCATTACGCATCTTGATCGGGATTGAGGACAAGTGCTTCTGCAACCGCAGTCGGGGCGATCAACTCCGTTGTTGTTGCTTGCTGCAAGGCTGGTTGTTCAGCCGATTTTTGTTTTAATGCTGCGTCGATATCGACAAAGTTGAACCGGTATATTCCACCTATCTTTATGCACGGAATAATTCCTTGCCGAACCCAAGCACGGGCAGTCGAAAGCGATACTTGATAACGATCCGCCACCTGCTCAATGGTTGCGAATCTCTCTGGTTTGTCTGCCACTATTTTCTCCTTATGGTGATTGTGTATTCGTTGCTTGAGTTGAGGCCCGGAGGGATAAGCTCCGGATTGTCCGCTACGAAAGCCTTCATATTCGTTTGGTGCATACGCTTCTCCAACAGATACGGCGCATTTTGATCCACGACAAACTTGTGGAACGACTCCCAATCTGCCGTAGTGTAGGTAGTACGCACTGTGCGAAAGGCTATGCCAAACGGTGTCCGGATGCTTTCGGTGCCGTTGGCCTTGCATTGCTCAAGTAACGCTTGCTTAACGGTTTGCATCTTGGACTCTATTGCGGCTACTTGTGCCTCCAACTCCCGCGTGAGTTCGTCACGTTTGTCCCGCATCTTGATGTAGGTGCGAACGAGTTTGTCGGCGGCGGGTATTACTTCAGACGTTTCCATATCAGTTTCTCCATGATTTAGTTGATTATTTTATTGTTATGGCTACATTATACTACGTTCTAACGACTTACGCAAGTAAACTCTTGTAAAGATCGATCAATTTTGAGTGATCGTGGTCTCTGCTATCTAACAGTTTGTATATGTGACGTTCTGCACTAGACCCTTGTAGCCTTACTATGGTTACTGGGTTCTTCTGTCCCGCCCTATGCACACGAGCGTTAGCCTGCGCGTAAATCTCCAACGAGGCTGTCGGCCCCCACCACACCACCGTATCCGCCGCCGTCAGTGTCACGCCGTGAGCAGCAGCTTGCGGCTGGATGACCAGAATACGAGGATCAGGTGTTTCTTGAAACTGCTTGAATATGTCCGTCCGACGCCCTGCGGATACTTCACCGTTGATGATGTCCGTCGAGAATCCGTCTGCTTCTAACTTCTCATGCAGAACTTTTATGACGTGTTTGAACGGGGCAAATATTAGAATCTTCTGCTGGGTCTCGTCAATCACTTCCCGCAATACTTTATACCGTTTGTCAATATCAAACATCAAGACCTCGCCGCTATCTGAATACACGGCACCGCACGATATTTGCAACAGCTTGTTAAGGTTGACCGCAGCGTTGACCGATGTCACCTCCTCCCCAGCTGCTTGGACGACCAGCTTCTTCTTAAGCAGATCATAGAACTTCTTTTGTTGCGGCGTCAGTTCTACGTCACGGCTTACGTAGGTCATGTCCGGCAGGTCAAGGCATTCCTTCTTGGTGTGGCGTATGGCTGGCTGGAGTGCCGTATACACGATGTTCTGCGCATTGGGCTTTGGTAACCACCGATGCATGGACACCTTAGTCATCACCATGTCTTTAAACGACGTGAAGTATTTCGGCACCCCTGTCGGGTTAACCAGCTTAGCCAGCCCATACGCTTCTACAGGAGACTGCGCTGCCGGGGTTCCCGTCATCATCCACAGCCACGTGTCACTCTTCACAAGCCGGTTGAGGCATCTCCAACGCTTAGTAGTCGTGGTCTTATACGCATTGGCCTCGTCTACAACAATCAGATCAAAGTTACCTGCAACAATTTCTGGCTCCACGATCTCGACGCCATCGTAGTTAATGATGACGAACTCCGCATCCCCACTGATAATCTGACGACGTTTACGCACGTCACCGTATGCCACATCCACCGACCGATGCATTGCTATCTTGAACAGATCGTTCTGCCATGCTGACTGCATAATCGACAACGGACAGATCACCAACACGCGCCGGATGCGTCCAATGGATAACAGGTAGTCCGCAGCCCAGATTACGCCGCCTGTCTTGCCTGTGCCCTGCTCCGACAGACAGAAGGCACGTTTATGCAGTGTCAGGAACGACGCGGTTTGTTTTTGGTGATCAAACGGTTTATACATTCCGGGCCAGTTATACCGCCCCAAAATCGGAGAAGGCACATCACGAATGCGCAGGTTCTTTAACACCTGTGCCTCATCCAGCCCCCACTTCACCAACACGTTACCATCCCCAAGCAACCGGCTTTGCGGTATCACCGTCATCACCCTTTGCGGGTCTTTTAGGTTAAGCAGTAATGCTTTATTGTCTATGACTCTCACAGTTTCTCCATGTAATAAAGATACTAATCGGGCGAAACAGGTCTCCCCGTTCCACCCGATACAGACTCCCGCGTGAAAGGAATACAAGGAACACGCGTATCTGTTGGCATGGTTATTATCCAGCCACCCCCACCTACCCGCCGCTACTCACTCATGCCTTACCGTAGCGGCAAGTAGTACCTACTTAGTCTTTTTGTGCCCGTTCCTAGCGCGATTCACGCTGGGAGGCACGAGCCGTGTTCCGTCTGCGTTGCTACCACCTTTGCTCAACAGCACTTTATGATCGATGTCTTTGCCGGTGCGGTCAATACCTTTTTTATCGTAGGCACGACGCGCACGTTGGCGCTCCATGCGATCAGGCAATTCCCCACGTCCCTGCTGTTGCACATATTCTTTTTTATACGGGCGCTTCTTGTTGACGTAAGGCATGTGTTTCTCCTCTACAGATTCCTGCCATTATGTGGGCAACTCATTACTGCGCAATGTTTGCGGCACAGCCCACTTGGATTTGGGTTCCACATGTCATTCTTGTAAGCTAGTTCTAAGCGTGAATAGCTACGCATCCATTTCTCCCATAGCTTACCTTCCATAGACATGTCGTATTTGTCTTTCACGAACGCGTTACACACCACAAACAACAGCCCAGCTTTGACTTTCGTAATTGTCGGGAAGTGCTTAAACACGCCCAACGCCATCAACTCAAGCTGCCCTGTGTCGGCATACTTTGCGGACTTACCGGTCTTGTAATCCAGAATCCGTGCTTCGCCCGTTTCATGGTTGAGAATAGCCAAATCAATGATGCCTCTGAACCACACATTCTCCGCTCTAAAGTCGCACGGTTCAAGGTTTCTAGTCAGGCCCATCTGGAACTCGCACAACCGCTCACCTTCAAATCGTTTCAGGTTATCGAGAGTGCTTTTGATGTAGCCAAACCGTCCCGGCAACGGGGTGTCACTTTTGATGTAATCTTCGGCGGCTTTGTGGAACTCGCTACCGTAAGTCATGGCTTCCGAAGTAGGCTCTTTCGTATCTTTCAACACACGCAGATGCTGATACTTACGTGGGCATTGCTCAAAGAGCTTGATGCTGCTAAACGACCACGCGGGTAATTTCATTTCCATATCTTCATCGGCTTTCTCTCCAGCTTGGAGCCTTTTGAACAAACCATATGCAACCTCTGCGGGTTAAAGCCTGTTTCTGTTTCCCAAAACATATCGCCCCGCAATACTATAGACCATTCAGAATGTGAAATTCTGTTCATTGGCGGGTTACGCACTATAGCTCCAACATTAAACCTACCACCAAATATGTTAAAGGCGGCGAGGGACTTAAGTTCGCTACCCCCTTTGTATAGCTGACACCCTCGGCTACTCGATAAAACAGGGCCAACAAAGACCGGCATATCCAAGTCGCGGGAGTACGCAGCGGCCTGTTCTAAGTAGTCAGCCAATTCCGTAGCGTGAGTTTCGTCGTTTGTGCGTCGCTTACACTCAACCCCAAAAAATATATGCCCACCCGAATAAGGTGCCTTAATCACGAAGTCTATAAGCTTCCCGCTCTTCGTTTCATACTGCTCACGGAAATCCCACCCTTGCGAGACGATCAAGTCCTTCAGCATCTCAACGGCGTTCTTCTCCGTCTCGATGCCTTGTATTGATGCGGCACGTTGCTTTCGCTCCGCCTCCCGTTGCGCAGTCCAATCAGGGGCTAGGCGCAGACTCTGTATGACAGCAGACGTTTGATGCACTACGGGATATCTTTCTATCGGGGGCACTAGCACTCTCCGTAATTTTTACCAACACCGCTTTCGCAGTTAACAGGTAATCCTTCCGCCCATGACGGCACCTTGCGCATACACTCTTCGACGTAGGCTTGCGCAGTGAATGCATCTTCAGCAGGTGCTACACATGCTACAGCATCGTGAACCGTTAACACCGGACGATACCGTTTAGCAATATGTAACATCTGTTCTCCGACAACGATACGCGCCAGAGCCTGAACTACATTCTCTACCACTTTACCACCGTATATCTTAACCCGTCCACGCCTTGTTTTGTAGCTATACTGCCACCCCTTATCCCCCTGCTCAGCGGACAGGGCGTCGTAGCGCATCAGCAACCCATTAGGTAGGCGGATGGCATACTCATCCGGAACCAACTCCAGCACCCCGGCCCGACCCAATGCCGTGCATGACCCTTGTGATAGCGCCGTCAGCGCAGTCTGAGCTTGCTTCCATAGCCCCACCACGGCGTAGTTGACCTCCCTGTAGGCTGCAATAATCCGGCGGCACTCGTCCAGACTAGACACCACGCCAGCACCCTTTAACGCCGCTTGAAACTTGGGTGCCCCCATCCCGTAACCTGCACCCAGAATAGTAGTCTTCCCAATAAACCGCTCATCTGCGGTCACGTCGGACTCAACTTTCTGGTAAATCTTAGCCGCCATCTTCTTATACACGTCTTCTTTGTTAGCAAAAGCTTGGACTACATCTGCCTGACCAGCCAACCAAACCAGCACCCGTGCCTCAATCTGGGAGGAGTCGCAATCAATAATGACGTGACCCTCCGGCGGCAGAATGGCACCTTTAAGCTTGTTCCTATTTTCCCCACGGCTAGGTAGGTTCTGGAGATTCAAGCTGTCCAGCCCACCCCAACGCCCCGTGTGGGCGGCGTAATATTTGAGGGGCACTGGCATCAAACCGCGCTTGGAGATTGAAATGAATCTTTCCGTCCGGGTTTCTTCCAGTGTTGATTTGGCCCCAAGCCGTGCCGCAACCAACGCCTGCACCCGATCATCCGGATGCTCCGCCAACACCTTAAACTCCTCGTCGTTCTTGGCAAACGCCCACGTCTCCTTGCTTGTCGTCAGGCTAATCTTGGTAGGCGGCTCCACCCCAAACTCCTTCAGTAACTCGGCAAACTTGGGGTTGGACATCAACGCGTCCTTAGTATCTAAGCCACACGTCTGCAACAACTTG